ACTGTTAACGATTCTGAGAAGCTGCTTCACGCTGATATTGGCTGCACCGACAGTAGCATCAATATCACTGAAACCGATTCCGAGCCCGGTCAACAGCTTCTGCTGATTTACGCTCTCCTCGCTGGTGTTCTTGATCTGTACGTATTCTACGCTTTCAACAAAAGGAGCTCCTGTATATATAGCCGACGACGTCTTCAACGCCGCAGCCAACTGCTGATGCGCGTAGGCCGCTTGATCCAAGCCTTTTCTGGTGCCGTCGCTGCCGAGCACTTCCTTGCGCAGCTTCTGGAAAAGGATCTTCTTCGCACGCGCCTTGCTGTCGCTGACGTCAGCGGCCTCGATCTGCCGCAGTACGATCAGCGGGCGCAGACAGCAGAACAGGGGAGACACCCCGAATCGCCGACCAAGATCATTGATCTTCACGCAATCACTATACCGCGGGTCCAGCCTGACGTAATCCTCGCCGTCAAGATAGCCCTTATATACCTCATCCGGATAGTTGGCCTGAACCTCGGTCTTAATGTTCTTAAAGTAGATCGCTTTCTTGGTCTTGCGAGATTTCTTATACGTTTTCTGGAGCTTATTCTTCAGCTCCTTGATGCTGAATTCCAGGACCGTCCGGCCGCCGCAGAGATACTCCGACGGATAAGCCACGCTCAGCGGATAGATATCAACAACGGGGACGTCGTCCACCCGCAGCCGGAGCGGGACGTTGCCCTCCGCATATACCCGGCTCATCACGTCGCGGATAAGCTGCGGCAAATTCACGCAGCGGTTGAAGTAATCCACTTCCTCGCGCACCTGTGCCAGCTCATCTCGATCAACGTCTTTCAGCTTGTCGGCGCCATATGTCAGCTTATAATCTGTGTTAATATTGGCGATCACGGAGCGATAGGCGGTTCCCATAAAGGCATCTTCCAGAATCAACTGCAAGAGGCAGGCATTGACGGTGAGAACGTTGTCAAGGCTGGAATTCAACCCCTTCGCTAATTCGTCGATCCGCGCCAGCGTCAACGCTTCGCTGGACGACGTATCACCCGGGATGACGGAGCTTTGCGGCGTGCCGCCATACTGTTCCAAGGCGCTTTTCAATATCTCCGCGCTGCGCTGCTCGATCCACGCCTCGGTCTCCGCAGCCGTGATCAGCGTCGTATCATCATCGAGCTGTGTCGCCCGATAGCTCACTTGAATGTCTTCGATCTTCTCTCACCGCCTTTCTCATAAAATTAAAGCGGACACCAGCAGGGGAGCGGTGTCCAAAGTTAAAGTGTCTTCATCGCCCAGCATATCACGAGCAAGCAACGACGCGAACCACGCGCCATAGCTCACACTCGTATACCGGTCCTTTGTCGCGTTGCCACGCTCGTGAATTTTAATCTGCCCGGTGCTCTCCATGCGCTCGTACTGCAGATTTACCGTCTCCGCTACCATCAGTGCGGTTTCAAGATACGGCCGTTCCCAGAAGTAGATTTCATCGGGGTCCGTCGTCGTGTGATACACCGGCACGAACTTCCGCAATTCAGCAACTGCCTCGTCACGCGGCACCAGGAACTCAATCTGATGCTGAAGCAGCATCATTTTGAAGTTGATCGCGATCTCACTGTTGAGCTTGAGGCTTGCCGTAATACAGAAAATGCAGGCGTCGGCGTCGGGGTTGTTGACACGGGATGCAATCACGTCATCGTTCATCGCTTTTAACGGCGGGTAATCAACACCGCGGTCTGGGTCGTGCAGCACTCGGGCCATCAGGTCATACGCTGCTATACCCCCATTCCTTAAATCCAGCACCAAATAATCCGCTTGAAAATCATCTTTGAGCTGCCTGATCCTGATGGCCTGACGCCGCAGCTCAACACCGCGCATGATCTCCATATGCGGCAGTTGCACACGGTAGATCTTCTGCCCGGTGTCATTCACGTCCGGGATGAGCCGCAGGCAACTAAATGAAGAGTTGTCGTTGCCGCTCCGGTTCACAAACGCGAAGTCGGCAGCAACGATCCGGATTTCTCCGGGGAGCTTCTGTATGGCGTACTTGTTTTTCACGTGACCGATCACGTCGTCATCACGCCGCGGATAAAATGCCCGCGTCAACGTCTGACAGCCCTTCAGCTCTGCATATTTGTAATACGCCTTGCTGTTCTGCTTCAGCACTTGGTTGAAATACTCGATGCGGGCCGTAACGGGATCGAACTGCCGGATGTCGCGGATCAGTTGTTTGCGCGTCTTAATGCCGTGACGCAGCGTCACCGTATAATCCAACGCCAAAAATAGACTGTTCCCTCCGCCGAGCATCGTCTTAAACTCCGTCTCTGAGCGGTGGTATAGCCAGTGCTGATCGTCTGTCGCCGAGCTGATATAGACCGACGTCGGCTCCGAGATAAACCGCGAATCGCCGTCATAATCCGGCAGATACTGATACGCAGGCTTCTGCACCACCAGCATCGGCGCGATCACCGTATCAATCGTCTCCTTGGAGCATTGACGCGCCTCATCTACGATCATAATGTTGGCTCGATATCCTCGCGCATTCTCCGAGAGAACGACGCAGAAGATTTCGCTGCCGTTCTTAAACTTCACGCTGGTGTCGACCTGCGATTTCTTAATCTCCGCAATCTCGCGCCGCAGCATCGGCGACATGCGGCAAAGCTCGCTCTGGATCTTTGCCACCAGCATGGCGCCCTGCGCCTTGGTCGCAGAGCACACGACGATCTGGCTTCCGGGATACAGGATCGCCTTGTCGCAGGCATAAATCGCCGCCACCATTGTTTTCGCAATCGCGCGACTTCCTACTACCGTCGCGGACTCTGACTGGAACATTTCGTGCAGCCAGACTTCCTGATACGGATACAGGTTGATGCCGAGGTATTGCCTGGTAAAAATCTCCGGATTTCTCCGCCAGAACGTGGTGTACTCAATCATCCGGCGAACGTGCGCCGGATCGGAGAGCCACGCGCCGCGTGGCACCTTCGATGCGATCGCAGCCTGATTGGCGTCGAGGGTTACAACCGGGTTATCCATCGCCCAGGATCTCCTCGTCCGTCAGCGAATACTCAGGATCCTTTTCGTCGGATTTCCCGAAATAGTTCGCCACAGAGCGAATATACGTATTGCGCATATACTCCTCAAACCCGTTGACGTCTTTGTAAAGCTCTGGCTGCTGATACGCCTCACCCGGCGCAAACTGTTCCACCGTAGCGAGCAGCGTCCCCCAGGTGGCCGCCTCATCGTCGACGTAAGAGTCCGTCTTTCTCGCCTTCAGGCGATCGTCCTTCAGCGTCTGGTTATACAGACGCTGCATTTTCTCAAACCCTTCCATATCGCGGTTGATGTACGCGATCTGACCCGCCGTATGGATCTGACACAGGTTCAGGATGATCGCTTCCTGCAGGCCGTCAGCGTTCTCAAACTGCCGGAGCAGCTTATCGTAATGCTGCAGCATAAGCTGGTATTCCTGCGGCGTGAAACCGCTGCCGAACAGCTCGGGACCGCGCGGGTCTACGGTGTCTACGTCATCCGGTGAGACCGCGGCGTTCGACTCCTCCGGCCGTTGAATCGGGCTCTGGCCCTCCAACATAGTATCAAGGTAGGTTTTACCGGCAAACTGCTTCATACGCGACCGCTGCGCAAGCTTCCCGACAGTAATGTTGCCGTCCGGCGCGGTCAGCATCATCTCGATAATGTCGTCGTTGACATATAGATCAAGGTACTGCGCCACTCGATGCAGCGCAATGCGCTGATCTCCGGTCGCCACCACAAGATGCTGAAAATATCCCTCAATCGAATCTTTGCTGACAGGGAAGTACCCGTTGTTCGCCGCGAATAGCTCGCCGCCAACCTGGAAGAAGTGCCCCTTTTGCTCTGGATACTCCTTATAGGAACAGTGGCAGTGATACGGCGGCTGCATTACGACGACGGGATCTTTCTTCTTCTTCGTAAACTCCGGCGGCTGAAACAAGTCTTCGGCCGTCGGTTCTTTCTTCGGCAATCGCTGAGGCAGCTTTTGCGGAAGGTTCTTTTTCTTGTTCGCGATTGCACTCACTCCTTATCATTACAAATCGGCCAACGATTTACTCGGACCGCCCTTAATCCCCTCTGGCGTAAAATAATCACCAAAGCTTTCGGTAGCATCGTTATCGTCGTATATGCTCACCATTTCGAGACTGTTCCAATGCATGAACTCTTTTACAACGCCCTGCGGAACGCCGAGCTTCAGCATCTTGCTGACGATCAGGTGCCTGGTCGCATGAATGTAAACGATTGAAGGTTCTCCGCGGCACTCGGTCAGCAGACGGCTGTAAAGCTTTGCCCAGGAATTCGCGGTTTCTCCCTCGCGATGGCGCGCCGGATCGTTCTTCATTGGGAATAACCACTCGCTGTCAATCCCCAGTTCTGCGCGCTTCTGCATCCATAAGTCAAAATACGGCTTAAACGATCGAGCCAGAGTGTAGCAGACGATCTGCTTGCCGTGCGCCCCTCTCCCTTTGGTTTTTACTGTTTCCTTCGTCGAGTAGAGGGCGCCGTCACAGATCAGATGATCCTCATTAAAATACTCGGTCTTAAATCGGAACAACTCGCTCTTCCGGCGTCCGCTGTTAATTGCGAGCGCAAAATAACATGCCTGCTCGATCTTCCCAAGCTCAACCAAGCGATCAAGGATGTAT